AGGCGTTCGCGGCGAGCGGGAGTATGCAGGGAGGTCTAGAGGTCAAGATCGTCTTAAACGCCAATTTCTTGACTGGCTCGCATGCAACCGTGAACAATTACAATGCGCCTGCTGTCGTCGGGATTGAAGTTACCCCCAAGAAGCCGGATTGAGTTATCCCCTCTAAAGACTTTAAGATATAGAGAATCTATATAGTGCCGCTCACCAGCGGCTTATTCGGCCCTGATACGCCGCTCACCAGCGGCTAATCGAAAAACGATACGCCGCCAGCCAGCGGCTAATGCAAAGTTGTCCACAGCCAGTTATCCACAGAAAATTGGCGATAAACATCATTATGTCAAACGAGGAAACAAGAAATGGGGAATGGTTCGATTGCCAACAACTACAAAAGCGCTCAACAGATCATTTCAGCGCGAGAGGCAGAAGAAATGAAGCAAATCCGGGCGTTTTTGTTTGACCTGCTCAATGCCGACGTCTACGGCTATCAGTGCTCGTCAGACGTGCAGGACAAGGCGCGCGCCCTGCTCGGGCTGCCGGCCTTGCCTGCCTACAGCAGCGAGATCAGCGCACCCGCCTGGCCCGGATAAAGCCGTCGCACGTCATGGTGCTGACGGTGAAAGACGCCTGAGCGAAAGCATACGCCGTCGTGGTCGACGAGATGGAGACTCTGAACACCGGGGAAACCATCGTCGTCGTCGTGTTGCCAGGAACAATGCCGGCTGATGCATTCTGGATCTTCGCGTAAGACCCGAACGCGCCGACCGTCGCCGAAGTTGTCGAGACACCAGCAAAAATCGATACGACGTTCGTCGTGGCCGCAGTGGTAAAGGTGTTGGTGACCTGAACGTCCCAATCGCCAGCAGTCAAGCTAAGACTCGCGCAATTGGCCCCTGTAGCCGTCGTGAGCGCCGTTGCCGTATTGGTCGCGGTCAGGTACTCGCCAACGCTGCCGGTCGCCGCATTGCCGCCCGAGATCGTACCGACGACGTTCGGCGCTGTGAGTGTCGGCGTCAGAGAGAAAACGGCCGATCCTGAGCCAGTCTCGTCACTAAGAAGCGTGGCGAGCTGCGCGCTGGTTGTGGACGCGAACTGCGACAGATTGCCGGTCGTCAGCGCGGGCGCGGCAAGGTTCGAGTTGTCCCAAGGCGTGGCGCCGTTGAACGTGGGGCGAACGGAGAACGTCTGCGCTGCCGCCCAGGTGTTTGCGCCATTCAGCAGCGGGATCGTCGCCCCGCTCGTCCCGGTGTTGACTGTAGCAGCGGTCCCGAGCCCGAGGTTCGTGCGCGCGGTCGCCGCGGTAGACGCGCCAGTTCCGCCGTTCGCGAGAGGCACTGTGGACGATCCAAGGAGCGCATTGAGTGCCGCTGCTTGCGAAGTCTGCCCTGTGCCGCCGTTCGCAATTGCCACCGTGCCCGGAAGCCCGGATAGCGTGACGGTCGTCCATGCCGGCGCCGTTGTCGGGCCGGTCGATGAGATAACCTGCCCCGACGTCGAGCCCACCGGATTCAGCAGTTGGATCGGGTTGAGCGTTGCGCCGAACGATACAGCGCACGCGAGCGACAGAACTACGGCTGTCAGAAATCGTTTCATTTAGAAGCCCCCTTCACCTTTTCGAAAGTCCGCAGGCCGCCAAGGCCAAGCATCCCCATCATTAATTGCCACAGGTTCTCGTCGAGTCCCGGCATTGCCGGCAACTCATGCCCGAAGGCCAGCACGCCCCAACTTACAAGCGGGCGCATGAGGTACTGGTACGCCAGCGCCGCAGCGCAGACCCATCCAATCGCCGGACGCCAGCCAGACACGAACACGGCGTTATTGCCCGCCTCGACCTGGTTCACGCCAATCTGCGCCTTGGCGATCTCGAATGCCTGATCCATTTCCTTGAACTCGCCGGCCTGCTGCGCCTTGAACAGTTCAAGCTTCGCAGCTGCCGCTTGCGTGGGATCGGGCCAGACTCGATCGATGATCTTCGAGCCGAAGTCGAGCACCGAACTGATGCCGGTAATGTCGAGCAATCCCATGTCAGACCCCTTTGCGCATCATGTCGGCGAGGCGTGTCGCCCTGCCCTTCACTTGGGAAGCCCAAGCGCTGTTCAGCATTCCGTCGGCCGCAGCGTCATACTTGCCTTGGCGCATGAACACGAGCGTGTTCTTGAAGCCGAGCAACTTCGTGATGCCAAGGTTATAGGCCATGTTACAAATGACGCGCTGACGCACATCGTTCAGATCCGTCCACCACGGCAGGTTGCGGTTGAGATCGTGGAACACATCTTCGAGATCGTCATCGAGCAGAGAATTAACCTGCGTGTCGTTCAGCGGATACTTCCAGCCGGCCGGCAGCGGTTTCGCTTGCAGGTTATGACCGACGCCGACCGTATCGATGCCTTTCGTGTCTTTGTAGACCGAATAACGCACGCCTTCATCGCGGCGCAGCTCGGCGATCAGCTTCTGAAGATTCTCGTTGGTCATTTGTCGGCCTTCAAATCGAGCTTGTCCTCGATGCGCTCCAACTTCGCGAACACAGCGCTAATCGTTGCGTTCAAGTTGTCGATCGCTTTTTCGAGCCGGTCGGATGTGACGTATGTTTTCGCGCAATCAAGCTTGAATAGCGAAAGATCCAATTCGGACTTTTCTACTCGCGCATGCAAGCTGCGGAACATCCACCACACCACGACGCCGCAGCCGCTCGCGATAAGCACGAGCCAGCCGTTTAGGATGCTTAAGTCCATTGCCGCCCCCTTATTGCGGCGAGGCGTTGAACATCACGCCGTCGAGATTGATAAGGTTGCCGGCGACGGCGCCCCCTGAGTTAGGGACCACGTTGCCGTTCGTGTCGACGATCACTGACGCGAGCGTTCCGGCCGTCGAGTTGTAGATCGCGAAGATCTTTTGCTGTGCGGGCCGGTATCCAACGGGCAAGACGAACGCGCTCGACCCAAGCGACGCGGAGCCGACAACCACCTGGCCGCGCAATTCCACTAGGCCGTTATCGAACTTCTTAAAGCCCGGCGTATGGCCGCCAGCCGTCCAGTTGTTATTGAAGCTGGAGACGGCCGCGAACGGAGCCGAGGCGATCGTATAAAGGCCGGCAGAGAAGTTCTCGCCTACGTCGACATCGGATACGGTCGTATCCCATGCCACCGCCATGTTGTAGCCGGTGTTGTGCTTGAACGAGCCGCCGACCCAATTCTGATAGGTCGACGTGCCGCCGCCGAGGCCTGCGCCCGAGCCGCCACCGTTCAGCGCAATCCAGTTGCCTTCAACGATGACGTTGTAGCAAAGACCCTGATGGAAGAACTCAAGGTTCGTCGTGAACTCGATGTAGCAGCCGATCACTCGGATGCTCGACGAGCCGCCAGCCACCGAATACACGTTCGCGCAGCTTTCGAAGTCGCAGTTCTGAAAGACGATGTTGTTCGTCGCGCCATCAAGGCGGAGAACGTTGCTGCCGATAGCGAACGCGCTGCAACGATCAAAGATGATGTTGTGCGCTGACGTCGACGAGTAGACCGCATATAGGCTAGTCAGCACCCATTGGCAGCCGATGAATCGCGTCGCATAGCAAGCATTCAGCGTTACACCGTTCTGCAAGGCGCCAAAATGGACGTCCTCGAAGATGATGCCGTTCATGTTCAGGCAGACGAACCCGGTGTGATTCGTGCCGACACAAGGCTGAATGTTCATCGAGCTAATAACGATGTCCATGCCGGCCGCGGGCGAACTGCCTGCGCCTACATTGAAGATCGCGCCAGCAACAAGAGACGTGCCAGCTTTGAACACCGTGGCGGAACCGTCACCGAAAAATCGCAGGGTCTTGCTCGTGTTCTTCGGGATCGAGATTGCGAAGTTGATCAGATACGTTCCAGCCGGCGCATACAGACGGCCGCCAGCAGGCAGCGCCATGACGGCATTTACTGCCGCCTGGATCGCGACCGTATCGTCTGCGATGCCGTTGCCGATTGCGCCGTAGTCGCGCACGTCGATTAGGTCGTTGATCCGGTTGTAAAGCTTCGAGCCGGTCGCGACCTTGGCGTCTGTGACCGTGCCATCAGACGGCGCACCAGTCACGCGAGTGGCGCCACCGCGCACGTAGACGCTCTGCACTCCTACAGGAATAGGCGAAATGAAAGCGAGCGTATTGCCGACGAGCGTGAACTGATCCGGGCCTTGGAACGATGCATCAAAGAAAACTTCGATGTTGTTCTTCGACAGGTACTGATTTGCCAGCGTGATCGACGTCGTGACGCCCGGCGTGAAGCCCGATCCGGACACAAACGTTTCAGTCGTCGCACTTGCGGCAAGCTGATTGATCGAGTCCGCGGTAAGGAATTGAGACGTCAGAACGGAGAGCGGCAGCGCACGAGTTACCCCGTTCGCGTTGCTCCACATCGGCAGCTTGTCATCCGGGGAGAATGAACTTGCGACGCAAAGATCATTGATTGTGGTCATTGTGTCGCCTCGGCGATTGCGCCGTATTTTCCTGCTATGAGATCCGCGTAGATTTCGCGGCCGTAGCCCATCACGTCATTCGGAGACGCGACGAACTTCAGCGGCGTTTGACCGATCGAGGGAAAGACGATCTGAATGGCGATCATCGAATGGCTCGCGTCGGTCCAGACGGGATTGGTGATTGCCTTGTATTCCATTACGCGATCCGTATCCAGAGATAGACGCCGCCCTGCGCGGTGCCGGTGCCCTGCCATGTGCCAGGGAATGTCGGTACTGGACCGCTCACGTTGCCGACCGCATACGCCCCTACGCCATTGGCGAGCTGGTTCGATACGAGCGATGCCTGAGTGACGGCGAGCGAGTTTTGAATCAAGACCGGCGACGTCGCAAAGACGTATTGCTGATTGGTCGGATCCCACGCAAGCGAGCGCGTACCGTCAGCAGTGACAGCCACCCGGCCACCGGCAGCGATCAGGTTTCCAGCGGATTGAATGTCGCCAGCAAGGGACGTGATCTTGCCGCCGCTGTTGATGAAGTCGGTCGTCGTCAGGCCGCCGTTCGGCGTCACCGAGACGCGCCCGAGTTCAGACGTGTTGTTTGCGTTGATGTTGCGGAACACGAATCCGCCGACGCCTGCGCCCTTGTTGTTCGTGAGCCACGTCGTGCCGTCTGTGGCGTCGTTCCAACTCATCCAGCCGCCTTGTGAGGCGAAATTGACGGACGGCGTATTGACCTTCAACCAAGGGAACAGACCAACTTCGCTGGTCTTGTAGTAGCGCGACCCGTCGTTGCCAACGATGATGAATGGAATATCTTCCGGCGACGTGTTGTCAGACGCCGCGTAGACGTACGATCCCCAACCAGTCACGTAGACCTGATTGGTCGATGCGCCCGAGCGAGCGCGAAGCTCGGCAAAGCTGCCCGCGCTCTGAACCGTCGTCTTGGTGAACGTTGAAAGCGTCGGGTCGATCTCGTTCAGCGACGAGTAGACCGTTCGGCCGGCTGCGTCCAGAATGGTGATCGAGTACGGAACCTGCGTGTAAATGTGAACCTGCGCGCCGGCAGAGACCGCGTGACCGTGAACGGTGCGGACTGGCTGCGCAAGAACAGTGGAACTCCCCGAGTCGGAATAAACCGTCTGCGGATAGGCGACGGGGTCGAGCCCGGCCTGACCAATATAGATCGAGCCAGATTCGAGTGGTTGCCCGAAAAGATCGGTGAAAAACGGAAGCGCGCGCGCCTCGCTGGTGGCAGCCATTGAATTCTCCCAAAGGTAAGCGGAGCGCCCCGAAGGGCGCCCGAGAAACGTTGCTTACGTTTGGTTGAACAAGATGATGCCGGCCATTTCCGGGTTCGTCACCGAGACGCCGTAAAAGGCGTCGACACGATAGCGAGACTGGTAGTTGTTGATGCTGGCCTGCTTCGACATGATGATTTCGATGCCTTGGTCCGTCGATCCGCGCATCACCGAGAGACCTTGATCCGACGGCACTGCGAGACGACCCGGCAGGATTTCAACCGCTTCTTTCTTCCAGAAGCAGTTCACGCCCGTCGACACGGTGTTGAGCCAGGTGATCGCTGCGCCCGATGCCGGGGTTGCGGTGACGTTCTTGTACGACAGTTCTGCGTCGGTTGCGCCCTGGCCGCTGATGATCGCCGGAGCGATCGTGATCGTGCCCGTACCGCCCGCACCCGAAACGATGCCGACCACGCGGAACGTCTTGAGCTGTCCGGTATCGATCTTCGTGATCGGATGGACGTTGTTCACGCCAGCGATCGTGAATGCGTCGCCGACCTTGACCGTGCCAGACGTGACGGTGATCGCCAGTGCTTGCAGGCGGTTGTCCACGTTCGACTGAAGCGGGCCGCTCGGCGATGCGTTCAGTGCTTTCGGCGTGGTGTACTGGTTCGCACCGTTCACCGTGACCGTGACGCCAGCAGCGGCCGTCAGGCGCGCGAGGTAGTCTGCCTTCAGCACGCGCTCGAAGCCTGCCACTTGGCGGCCGACGGTTGCCATTTCGTAAGCGTTCGCAGCCTTCTGGCCTTCGACCAGATAAGCGCGCGATGCCAGGTTGCCGGCCATTGCGTTATAGTCACGCGAGCCGAACACCGAGTAACGGCCGTCGTAGTCGATGCCGCTTTCGTTCATCAGCGAGTCAGCTTGCGCCAGATCGTCGAAGCCGGTTGCGGCGACGGTACGCTTCACGACGAGTGAGCCGAGCTGCGATACAGCGTTCACGACGTCGACGTTGATGTCGGAGGCGATCTTTTGCTTTGCAGCGGCGCCCAGGCGATTTTCTTGCAGTGCGTCGCGCAGTTCGGTCGCGTCCATCAGCCACGGGGAGCTGCGGATCGTGTCGATGGCGGCCGGGATGGTCAACTGCGTCTTGCCGGCGAAGTTCGCCGACTGGTCGAGGCCGGTGAACGAGCGCGCGATGTAGGGCATCGGACGGCGGATGACGTCGCCTTGGCGAGCCATTGCGGTCTGATCGTTGTGGAACACGGTTACGGCCTTCGACATGACCATTTGGTCATTGAAGCCTTCGAGGACGTTTTCGAAAGCGATGCGCTCTTCTTTGGAGAACGAGTTCGCAGTCGACAGGAAAGGAGCGACGGGCGGCTGAGCCATGATTGGTAATCCTAAATAACACGACGAAAAAGAATGGCGGGATCGCCACAAGATTTCGCATCCAGCTAGGACTAACGCTCAAGGCGCCGATGGGGCTGAGATACGTTGAGACTTTGCTTATCTCGCCTGCGCGGAATGTCTCACGCAGGCGAAATTTAGCTTTTGTGCATCTTACTACTTTGCGTAATATGAAGCAACTACTGGATCATTTCTGCTGCTGCTTGAACGCGCGGACCTTGCTGAAGTCGCCGGTGCGCGCCGCTTCCTCGCGCAGCTTTTCCAGTTGCGAGCTGGAAGCGTTGAAGCCAGTGCCCCGCTCCGCGGTAACGCGCGCTTCCGGCGCCGGCCGGCTGGTTTTCTTCGTAGCCAAGCTGATCTCCAATTTGGCGATTGCAACGGTGAACTTGACCGGATCGGCGATCTTCGACAGTTCGATCAGCCGAGCGGGCGATTTCGACAGCGCGTAGACGAGTACAGCAGGATCGTCGGCGCCGCGCATGAGCAGGCCGGCTTGCGTCTGATTCAGGATCGATCCGACTTCGGACTCTGCCTCTTCGAAGTCGTCGACGCCGAGCGATTCCTTGCGGGCGGCGTAAGACTTCTTGAAATTCTCGACCTCTTCCTGCTCCTTGCGGATCGCCTCCAGCTTGGCGCGATCGGCGGCGTCGAGTTTAGCCTTCTGCTCCATCCAGGCGTCATACGCTTCGGAGAACCGCGTCTCGTCGTAGTCGTACTGGTCGAGCGTCGGCTTTGAGACGATGGCGTTCGCTTCCTGCTTCGGCAGCTTCGAGCGGATTTCTTCGAGTTCGCGCTGGAGTTCGCGCTTCTCGCGCATGATCTCTTTGTGGCTCTTGCGCAACTCGGAAACCCACTTAGGCGCCGGTTGGCCCTTCAGCGACGTGGATTCACCTTGTTGCTCGGCGCCTTCAGCGGGTTCTTGGCTTTCGGAGTCCTGATCTTCGTCGTCGAACAAAGTCGGAGCGACGATTTCTTCAGGCTGTTCCTGCTCGATTTCTGTTTGCTGCGTTTCGATTTCTTCGTTCATGCGCTCACCCCTAGGTGGAAAAATACGATTCGCCGAGTATACATCGACAACCGTTGCAATAAGCAGGATGTGTGTATATCCTACTCCCATGAAACGATTTCAGATGTTCCTGCCCGAGCCGATACTGAAGCGTCTGATGGAGTACGCGCAGCGGCACGATTACTCGATCGCCGAGGTTGTGCGGCGCGCGGTACTCAAGTTTCTAGACGAAGAAGAATTGAAGGAGCCGAAATGACGGAGCGTGAGGAGTTTGAAGCGTCAGGCATTACCACTCGTCTGTCGCGCTGCACCGAGCCGGGTTATGAAAGCGAGTATTCCGATCCTCACACGCAGTTTGCATGGAGGGGCTGGCAAGCAGCGCGCCACATTGTATGCCCGCACTGCAATGGAACCGATGTCGAACTTCAGCGTCTGTGCCATAACTCATCATGCAGCGCCTATGCTCGCGAAGAGTCCATTTACAGAGGGTGGGAGAAATGACCTACGTAATGATCGCGCTGTTCTCGCTCGCCCTGCTCCGTGTGCTCTACCTGATCCGCCACTCAGTCATGGACGGCATCGGGCATGTGATCATGTTCCCGTTCACGCTGGCTGACGACATCCGGCGCAATGGCCGCGACGTGCTCAAGGCGGCTTTCTGGTGGATGGTCGCTATCGTCGCAATCGTATCTCTCACCCTACTTTTCTAATGCGCAATTTTCACGTCATTAAAGACGGCATGGACGTTAGCGCCCTGTCGCTCGCTATCTCGATGGACCATGATCTGTGGACGGCTGATACCTTCCTGCGCAACTATCCGCAGGGGCCGTTCGGCGATACGGACACGATCATGCTGCGCTTCCCGGAGATTCAGACCGGCATGAGCGAGGAAGAGATCGAGTTGTACAAGCAGAACAAGTTGCCGGGATACGATCAGCACGAGTCGATCGCCTATCCGGCGTGGTCAAAGCTGACGCAGGCGCATGGCTTCGTGTTCGATCTGGCGCGCTTCACGCAGGCGACGCGGATTGGCCGCGTGATGATCAATCGAGTTCGGCCGGGCGGCCGGATCTACGCGCATGTCGACACGCCCGCGCATACGGCTTATTGGCGGCGCTTCCATCTGGTGATTCAAGGTCAGCCAGGCGCCATCATCACGAGCGGCGACGAGACGATGCAGATGCTCACCGGGCGGCTGTTTCACTTTCGCAACGATCTGATGCACGAGGTACGCAATGAGTCGTCGGTCGACAGGCTCAGTATGGTCATCGATCTGCGCGTCTAGACCCTGTTCCAGTGGTTGACGGTAGGGATGATTCGCACGCGCGACGCAAGATCCGCCTGCTTCTTCCTTACCTCGGACACTGCCTTAAAGTGGCTCATGGCGACGCAGGTGTAACGGAAGCTGTCAGCCGCGTGCGAGTGTTCATCGTGCTTTGGATGGCCCGATTTAGCTCGAGAGTAACGCCGTAGGTGCTCGAGCAATTCGCCGCAGTCGTCAGAAACAAAAGCGTTCTTCAGCGCAGCACGAGCCGTTTTGATGCCCGTCTCTACGGGAACTGATGGCACAGTTTGAACCTGCCAGCCATACGATTCCATCATCGCGTTTGATGTCAGATTGGTCTGAATCGAACGCGCCCCGCCGTCGTGCGGGAACCAGATGATCGCGTCTTTCCAGCCGTTATCCTTCAGCCAGTCGCTGTACGCCTTCAGATCGTTGTTGTTATCCTCGTGGAAGGCGAGCACACGCAATCCGCTAATGTCCGCCTGAGCTATCGTGATCGACGTCATATCGTTGATGCCCAAGTCGAACACGGCATGAACGCTCAGGACCGGATCGGCCGCCATCGGGCGGATGCGGTTCCCTGTTACTAGGTCATGCATTTCCTTGCGATAAATCGCGCCGGAGACGGCCGATTTCGGGATGCCCTCCCAAATATGGTCATAGTCGTCAGGATCATCGGCCTTTGACCGAAGTCGCTCCGCCTCGAGGGCCGCATTCCAGAAAGGATTTTTGTCCCAATTGACGTTGATGATTCGGGCGTTTGGCGGCCGCTTCTCAATGAATGTCGTATATACCGGGTCCGTGTCCAACTCTGGATTCATGCTAAACCAGATCTCAGACGTATCTTTCCGGATTGTCGGGAGGAAAAGGTCTAGCGACTCTTTCGAGATCGCCTGCGCTTCTTCGCCCCACGCGATATCGATGTCATCCAGAGACTTGATCGACGTTGCTGTCTCGTCACTCAGGCCACGGAAAATGAACTTGCTTCCGTTTTGACCGACAATTTCCTTCTTGGTGATCGTGAAGAATCCCTCGAGCCCGCAGTCTTTGATCCGCTTCTCAATGATCGCCTTGACCGATTCGTCGATCGATTCCTGAATTTCACGGAAGCAGAGAATACGCAGAGGCTCGGCCGTCGCCCGGATCACAAGCGACGTCGCGCACGCCATCGACTTACCAGACCCACGCCCACCATGAAAGATGGTGTAGCGCGGGCCTTGGCTCAATAGGCATTCGGCCCATTCAGGAAGGGAAATCTCGCTCAATGGCCCACCGCAGGACGGTTAGAGACATGGACCGGCGCTTGTGCGGCTGCCGGCGCATTGCCAGCGGTCAGCGCCTGCGCGGTCGGGTCGACCTGTTGCGTACCGTGCAGAGCGTTGACGCCCGGCGACGGCGTGGCTTGACCCGTCGAGATCGCCTGATTCACTTTCCCATCCATCGGGCTTTGCGGCTGATCCTGATTGACCTGCCCGGCCTGCTGGTTGACGCGATCTTGGATGCCTTGCAGCATTGTCATGATCGTGGAAAGCTGGCTGGCGTTCGTGTTCGAGATCGATTCGGCCGCTTTCGCCTGGTTGAGTTCGGCGGTCGACAGCGCCTGCACAGCCGATGCCTCGCTTTGCGTGGCGCTCGCTGCATCCTTGCGCGCCTGAGCCAGCAGTGCGACCGTCTGAGCGTCGGGCGGTGCATTGGCTGCGGCTTGCTGCTCGGCCTGCAACTCTTCCGCTTCCTCGTCGTTCGGTTTCACGACGCCAGCCTTCACGAGCTGCATGCGCGCGAACTTGGACAGATCCTCCATCCCTTCGCCGTCCAGATTGCGGACCAGCGTCGCGACCATCAGTTGCTGCATCTGCGGATCGGTGATACCCGGCAGGATCTTCGCAATTGCGTTGACGGTCGAATCCTTGCGGCTGTTGAATGCAGGGCCGACGTCGACGAACACATCGAGGCCGGGCGTGAACGTGCGCGCGATCGTCGGCGCACCGTTCGCGTCGATAGACGGGACATTGATGGACGTCGATTCCGGCGAACCGTCCTCGCCATTGGCGGAGAACTTGCGGTTATCTTCGGTGTAGATGTCGCAGGCCATCGACAGGTAGATCTTGCCGCAGCGCTGCATCGCTCGCGACATGTTGTCGATGAAGATGTAGATCTGCATATCCTGGTGCGCCTGCACACGGCTGACCAGCGCGTCTGACGTGTTGGACGTCACCTGAGCCGCGGCCAGGTCGCCGCCCGTCACATCAAGCATATCGGCCGCCGTGATCTGCACGAGGCCAGCCAGCGCGGGAGGAACGTCCGGCTGCTTGATCTGTCCGACCGGGCCGGCGAGTGTCTGTGAGCCATCGGCGCCCGTTACCGGGTTGACCAGCAGGTACGGATTGTTGTCGACCAGATCGTTTGCCCACGACAACTCATGCCCGGCGATCTGCTCGGGCGTGAAAATCGGCTTCTCGCGCGGAGTAAATGCGGTAATGTCCGCCAGCGTCGAAATCTGCATGTTGTACAGACGCTGCGAGTCCTTCGCGAGACGTACGGCGCCTTGGAAGCGCTCGATACCGTCGATGATCTGGCGGATGCCGTAGACAACGACGATCGGGATCTCGGAGCCGGCGATATAGCCGCAGTCCTTCAGCACGCCGCAGCCGTCCATGAAATACTTGCGCACGCGCTTGCTGTTGCGCTTGCCGCTGCGAACCTTGATGTAGCCGACCGATTCCCAATGCTTCTCTTGATCTTCTGCGTCCTCGCGCGCGTCGGCGTCCAATCCGGCGTAGACCTTCTGCTCAAGACCTGAGTGCGGTTCTCGCCACACGGAATACTTCTCGACCTTCTGCTCGACTTCGTAATATTCGCCGATATAGACGGAATCGGTCCCGAACCAGTCGAACTGTTTGAGCTTGCGAACCTCCTTAAAGCTGGTCGGTCGCGCCTCCAGTTCCACCTCGTCGCCAAGGTATTCCGTCGTGTAGGTATCCCAACTAATTGGGTTAAGC